TTTATCAGCCCAATAGGCTGCTGACATTTTACCTTTTGATATATTACGACCATGCCTAGCTTTAAAAGACTTACGTTTAGCTTTCATTCTAGCAGACTCACCAGCTTTAGGTTTACCCGCAGTACTAGCTCCTTGCTCTCCAAATCGTATTGTTTTAATCTTAGAACCTTCTTTAGCAACCACTACATGTGATTTCTTTGGATGGCTAGGAGTTCTTTTAGGTTTATTAAAACCTGACACCCCTGCTCTAGTTAATCTTGAATCTTTACTCATCTGTATCTCCTTGTTTTCTTTGCAATAGTCTTTGGTTGTTTAACAAACTGTTTACCTTTTTTAGTACCTTTTCTTTTAGCTGCGGTAGTTGCTGCATACTCTTTAGCAGATAAAGATTCAATAGCTTTCTTAGGTAGATAACGCTCTCCAGTCTTGGAAGATTTCTTTCCAGACTTAGTTTGCCACTTTTGTTTGCCCCAATCTTTAAGACTTTTCTGTGACTTTTTCAAAACCATTACTTGTAGCCACCGCCTGCTTTTTTATATGCTTTAGCTAATGCTTGTGCTTTACGAGCAGACCATTGTCCAGCTCCAGTACCGTGAGATGCTTGAGCTTTAATTCTATTAAATATTTTTTTACGCATACCAGGCTTAGTGTAGTTACCTGCTTTGTTAACCGTTGATTTAGATTTAGTTGCTGGTTTTCTTTTTGTAGTCATACTTGTTTGTGCCCTTGTTATCATATTAATCTTTAATTATTTTATCACAGTGTTTAACACCTGTTTTATCTGTTGTCATTATACATTGTTCTAAGCTACAAGTATACTGTACTTGATTACCGGAGTTACGCTCAGCCAAACGCTTGGCTGCAAGACATGTACTGATATTATCCTGGTGGTACCAGCCTTCTATGGTTTTATTACCGCCATCATAAACATACAAACTAAGTATAATAACTGTTTCAATGATTCCCATTTTTCCTATTTTCCAAGTCTATGATACGATCTTCATGAAATTGAATAGTCATATCATTTTTTTCAATATTAGGTACGTTGTTTTCAATAATTTCTTTTAGCTTTTCTACATCACCTGCAAGAAATTCTGTCAACATGTAGAGCTCTTGAATCTGTGGACTGACCATTTCACCTTTAGGAACCCCTGCAATAAACTCATTTGCAGCTTCTATATCTTTTTCTATAAGTTGTAGTTGTGTTTCAATAGAGTTAAGTCTCTCTATAACACCAAAAGCAAACCAGGCACCTACAGTAACTGCAGCGATAATAGAAATTAAATTTCTAGCTGGCATACTTATAGATGTATTTTCAGATACTTTCATCAAACTTCCTGTAAAGTTTCGCCTTGACAATAAAATTCAAAACTTATTAATTCATTACCGTTTACGTTTCTAAATTTTTCTAGTAAACCATCTACTAATAAAACTTTATTATCGTAAACAAACTTGTGACATTCTTGATCATCTTTGAATGTATGAGCTTGCCATTTAGTAAATTGAGATTCATCCAGTCCAGCATATGTTAACATCACTGTTAAATACCAAATCATTAGATATCTCCACTAATTTTTATAGCACTAGCTCCTGTCTGTGCAGCAACGTCCATAGCTTTTTCAACTAGCTCTTGTTTCATTTCACTCTCTTTATTTATTTGATCTATCATAATTTTTTCTTTACGTAGTTCACGATCTTCATCGGTATTCTCATCTTTAATTATTGTTTGAGCTTCTTCTAATGCCATCTTATCTTCATGCACTTTTAAATCGTTCATCATTTTTTGTGCACGTAAAGCAAGATCTTTTTCTTGTAATTCAATTTGTGGATCTTTCTTTTCACCTGCCATAATTTTAGCTTTTTCTTCATCAAGCTGTAATACTGAATCTGCTGCATTAGCTGCCATCATTGCTATTTGATTTTCTAATTCAGGCGGCAGTTTTGGTGGCGGTTGTTTAGGTTGTCCTGGTTGTTGTTGAGGTGGATTAGACATAATCATTTGTTGCATTTGTGGATCAGGAATCATCTGTGCCATTTCTTGTCTATACTTAAGTGAAAGATGATCTTGAATGTGTGCCATCAAGATTTGTTTCATTTGTTGATTTTCATTGTATGCAGGATTTTGTAACATAGTACCATGTACAATAATATGTGCATCATGGTTTTGTTCTATAGAAGCTTTTAAAGGTGCCCCCTTCATAGCTGCCATATTTTCAGTAATAGGATCTCCAGTAAAAGGAGGTCGTGATTGGGCTAAATATCTTTTAGGATCTTCAACACCCATAGCAGAAAATAATTCTTGACTAATTAATTGCATATTATATTGTCCAGGATTCTGTTGAGCTATAGACATAATTGCATTTATCTTAGCAATACGATGTGCCTCAGTTGGCATGTTAGGATCTGATACAGGTATTACATCAATACTTTTTAAATTAAAGTCTTGGCTAAATACTTGTTGTGCCCCACCTGCTACTTCGTAAGGATAAGACTCTGGTAAATATTCTTGATCGAGCCTGCAAAGAATTCTTAAATCTTTAGTTTGAGCTTCGTGCATACGTTTATGCACTGCTGCAAATAGTTTACTAGATTGTTCTAGTAATGCCATAGTGGTTCCGACTGGTCCGTAATTGCTTCCAGATTCTACCACATTATCTGTGGCATCTGCAAACTCACGAGCGGCGTTAGTTACATATTGCATTAGGTTAAATAATGTACTTGACGGTTCTTTAAATGGCAAAGGTTGTAGAGACTTTCCAAGATCACCAGCCGGACTATTTACTTCTCTCCATTCACCAGGAGCGATTGGCTCATCGGGTGCTAAGACACGTAATCCGTGAGCTTTAAATCCACCTGGTAAATTTGCAAATGTACCAGCATCGATAAGCTGGCGCATTGAAGAAGTTGCAGTCTTAGTAAGACCGCCTATCAAATGTAGATAACCATAACCATAGAAACCTAATCCAGGTATCATAGTATAATGGGTAAAATATAATTTCTTTTTCTTAAATGGATCTTCAACATCCCAGTTTCTTCTAATAGATAAAACTTTTTGGTCTGCTGTCATGTATACAATGTACGGAAGATTTACACCAGACTCATCTTCAAAGCCTGGAACGTCTGCTTCAACATGCATTTCTAAAATCTCTACTCTGTCATTGTTGTTGCCAGGCTTGCTTAATCCAACAGCTTCATTTGCCGCGTCTTCTGCAGCTGACTCTGATATTTCTGCATCTTCTGAAAAGTCTACATCTTTTGCAAACAATCCAGCAAGTTGTAATTTTTTAATTTGATTTGTTGATAATGTATATTTGTGTGTAAAACGTTCTGCAGTTTCTAAATTAGATGCATAGTAGTCTACATAAAAATCTTGAGCCTTAACATATTCAGTACGAGGCCTATTGGAAGTCGCATCCCAATAAGTTTTTTTAAATGCCGAGCCATATAAAGCTACGTGAAATAATAAACGATCAAGTTCAGGTCCATACTCTGGCATTTGAACTTGGGTTTGCCAATTCATAAAATCTCTAACACGATTGGCTTGTTGTAATTTCTGATCGGACTGCACACCCATAATACGAGTACGTACCGGGCCTTCAGTTGGAAATAATTCTTTAAAAGCTTTAGCTTGAAACTTAACTACTGATTGTGCAAGTACTGGATGTGTAGATCCACATGCACCAGGAAAGGGTTGACTAGAATCATCGTAAGATAATCCTAATAAGTTAACACCATCTTCTGCAATCTCATCATATTCTCCACGAGCTTCTTTGTCAGTTTGATAACCTTCGAACATATCATCAGCAAATTCTGCAAGGTCTTGTTCATCCATAAACTCAACCAGATTAGCATCATGTTCAGTTGCCATTGGCATCATCATGTCATCCATTAAGCCCATAGCTTCAGCTTCAGCCATAGCTTGATCGTCTTGCAGAGTTACTTCTGCGTTACCTGCTTCGTCTAATTGTACATCTTCGTCAGTTGGTATTTTAACTGTTGGTGTTTCCAAATCTGGAGTAATAACTTTTTCGATTGCCATTTTAATTCCTTTAAGTCTCCGTATTAATAATATGCTCTACGGTTTCTATTATAAATACTTTCTTCCGCTTTGTCAAGCCACGTGTCATCTTTGTGTGTAACGTATCCGCCATTACGAATCCATAATAAAGCTTGAGTCAAGGTATCCATGTAGTCATCATGTGCCCCTGATGGAAAGGTTCTTGCTTCATCCATAACTTCTTTAGCCCATGCCTTTGAGAAGGGGGCATAAATTCTGCCGTTATGAAACAATGAAGTAATAGCATAAGTTCTTGCTACTTTATCTCTATCAGGTTGGTAATCTTGTATAGGAATACCAGTCATACGTAAGTCTTGAATCAAAGATTGTCCAGATGCTTTCTTCTCAATCAATA